CGCCTAAAAGGAAATAAAGAAAATAATATAAAATAAGCATGAATAAACAAAAAATTTAAATGGATTTTCAACCATAAGGATAGCGGCGAAGTACCCTATAATAAAAATAATAAAATAAATGTGCATATTAAAAATTTTAAGCCTCAGTTATAAAATATGCTAAATAACTGATTGTTTTGTTTTTTATATTGTTTTTGTGTTTTTTATATTTTGTTACTAATAAGGGTTGTGCAAAGCACTTGGCCCCGTGAACTAAGATAAAGATAATAAAGTAATGCGAGATTTCGTAACGTCCAATTTCAAACCATAAGGTTTGACAAATCGTAAATAGTCAGAGGAGTTAAAATTTTTCTGAGCTCCTTCGTTCAAAATACCATACAAACCGGCATCCGTAACGGAAACACGATATTTGTCAACAGTGACAAATTTTTTGGGATTCCATTGTACATCAGTAGACCATAAAATATATGGTCGGGTTTGGAGGGTATAAACGTGTTTGACTATATCAATCTGTTTATGTATTGAATCGTTAGCAAATTTAAATAATTTTACGTGTTCAACATCCATCACATTACCATTAAAATAAAATAACGTTAACAAATAATAAAATAACATAATTATAATTAGCCATGGCATAACTTAACTATTATCTTACATTCTAATTTGGTTTCGATGCAGGAGCTCTACACGTAAGTGTATTGTCCGTAGGGAATGGTAAAGCAAATTGTATAAAATACAAAAATGCTAATAAGATAATAGAAATAAATCTATATACTTTATTCTTCGTTTTTACAGCTAAATAAATGCACGTAGCAAAAACTAAATATTCATAATAAGTTTTTTCAGGGAAAAATTTATAAAATGCGAAGCATAAAATAGCCGATAAAATACGCATATTACTAGAAACGCTTAAAATGACAGGAATAAATGGTATAAAAGCCATAATAAACGTGGTATACGTACACTTATCATAAGCACTGGCCTTAGAAAAGATATTACTAACAATTTTAGTAACGTAGGAATTTTCAGGCATTGAATGATAGTTAAAAATAGCAAACATAGCCACAATAAAATATAATAAAAATTCGGTGTTTAACAAAACACCTGAAGCATATGAAAAATATGAATTTAACGAACTAAAACTAAGTGAGGTGACTGGAATAATTGGTTCGGTCGCTCGTTTTTTAACACTATTAACGACAGGTACCGTGGGTCGAGTCGGTGAACTGCGAGGTTTACCGACGGGAATAGTACGACGTACGATACGTCTAGTTGTGTTAGCAGTTTTCATAGCAGCAACCATTATTGTTAATTAATTGATCCAGCCTTTAATCTAATCTAACCAGTGAAGAAAGTAGCAATACGAAGATAAATGAATAGACTAACATACCATATCTAATATATATAAGTAAAAATAAAAATAACCCCATAGAAAAATATATATGATTAGTAAGTAAATAATATATTAATAGTCTAAAGTTAGTAAAAATAAAAGTCAATATTTGGTGTAAAGCTTTAATAAAATTGTCAAAAAATAGTTTATACAAATCAATAAATTCAGATGAAAAAATCAGGTCAATTATTGAACCGAATAAAAAAGACATAAGAGATAAAATTTCAACTAAAATAGGTTTCAAAATGCTCAAAATAGCATGAGTTAAACTATGTACAAAACTATTAGCATGAGCACTTTGTATTGCTATCGTAGTGAATAACCTTTGAACCGGATAATAAACTGCAACGCAATATTCAACAGAGTAACAATGTTTCGTAATTGAATGCGTAGCGTTATAATCCATATAAGGTAAATCACCAGGAGATAGAGTGTGGTGTAACCAATGATATTTAACGAAACCTACTCGGAAAAAATCGACAGCACTATTAGGAGTTTTAACTTCAAGATCAAACAAAGAAGGAATTTGCGAAAATATATAGTAGGTCAAATGTTCAGCATCAGTAGTTAAGTACCTTAACAAACACGAATTGCTTACGTAAAATTTAACGAAAGTATCGTGGTTTTCAAAATACAAATGAGGCTGAATAGTACCATTAATGTCTTTCCAAGGGTATTCATTAAAACAAAATCTTGTACTTAAATAATACCCTGTATCATTCTTCAAAACTAAAAATTCGTGTAGATTTATATATTGAATAGTACTATACCTATCAATAACATTACTAGTAAGTCTCAAAGAATATGCTCGGTATTTTACGGGAAGACTATAAATGTCAGTATAACCATGATATATACACGCGAAAATATCGGAAAAAGTATAATGGTTAATATCCTGTCTATGGAAACCGACAGGACAATTAGCACCTACTATATGAGAATAAAAATTTGTAGAATAAATCTGAACTTCAGAAGATAAGTGTTTATCAAGAATATCAAACTCGTGCTGAAAAACTACATTACCATCCGTAAGCTCAGCTATCTCACCTAAACTCAATTCGAAGTTAGAAGCTACGAATTGAGTAGAAGAGATACAGAATAAGGCACTAATTACTATTAAGTATAACATTATAATTGGCACAAGCGTTTAACCTAACTATAATTATTCGAAAAATTTATACATTTTGTGTCTATCATATCATTTGTACATGTATAATATAACTTATTAAATTCGTCTTTGTTTTTGATCACAGATATTAAGTTACGTATATGCATGACACAGGAATGAGGAAAATTATATCTTTCTTGAATTGATTTCGAAACAATTTCGATGTCATACATATTTTCGTAACCTGAAACTAAATCTAACAGTGATGTATGAAATTCATCTCTATGAACGTTATTCGTAAGATCTTTTCGACCCAATTTAATCAATATTTTAACAGGATCTGGTAAAAACTTCACGTACTCAGGTGAAACGATTACAAATTTGGAACAAAAATATGGTAGTTTATACGAAAATTCTTTGACTTCCAAATTGAATTTCTGAGAAAATTTGGAGAAATTTGAAGAGTAATCCAAAGTATCAAAATCTATACACGAAGCAATAACCGCGGTACAAAAAACAGTATTTCCAAAATATGTTATAGCTGATCCAGATTCCATCTGTGGTGTCAATGTAACAGTCACTTTAGTAGAAATATCGGTACATATTCTATATACCATCATACGTTCATACATTTCACAGATAAATTCGGAACAACCGAAAAACCGTAATATTTTTCTCAAAAATTTGACCACAAACCACAATTGCGACTTATCAAATTTAGACATGTCCATTTCCTTAGTATTACCTTTATAATACAGGTATGAATCGTCACCCGAAAACAAAAACATTTTACCGAAATTATTTAGAGAATCATAACAAAGTTTTCCAAATTCAGCGTTACTATAACCGGTAAAGAATTTAATATAAGGTAATAAAAATTCTTTACATCTTTTTTGTACTTCATCAATAACACTGCATAAATATGCATTAACTACTTTATGATGATATGTTATAGTTTGAACTGAACTATATTCTTCTAAACAATCCGGAGTAATTCTGATTTTCGGACTTCTCTTTAAGGATAACGAACATTTATTCAATTTATCAACCATAAATGGTATATCACTGTCCAATGATTTTGCGACAGCACGATCTTGACGATATAACCAATTTAATATTGATATAGTAGAAGGTTGAATCGGGTTTAAATTTGTCAAAACTTTTCGAGAATTAGGTAGTAAACATTTGGATACGAACGATTGCATTAGATCATTAGCACTTTCTTCGTGGGATATATTACATATTAATTCTGGTGGATTTAAATTACGTTTTTGAATACCCAAAATAATTTCTCGTTGTGTACATTCACGCACATTAGGTACACACGTATACAAAGTAGGACGTAACTTGTCATAACGTGCGTACGTCGTAACATCTTTGATAGGAGAAAATGTAGTATTAGACAAAACATAATTTATGTCAGAATTATGAACGAACCAATGATCCAAATTAGTATTCGTACCAAATTGATGAGGAAATAAACTGTTAAAAAATATTTGCAAATCATGTATATTGGGATCAACTAACAATTCCTGTTGAAAGTACAACGCTGGTGATTCCTCTAAACGATGTTCAGAAACTATATGCTCATTAACATGGGAACTAATGCAATTACGTACCATATATTCATTGACTAAGTCAGTAGTAACACTATCATCAACATATGAAAGTTGTTTAACCTTATAATGTATTACTCGAATATTGGTGTGTTTTTTAAAAAGTCTAGCATATATTCCCAAATCAATTTTATGACTAGCATATGTAGGAATGTAAATAATTTTAGGTTTCAACGAGTTACAGTGGTATACAAAAGTCAATGGAGTCTTAAATTTCAAAGGATCTACGGTAACAGAATTTTCGACATATTTAGTAGTCGGTTGAAATAATTTCTTATTAGAACTACCATTTTCATAATTGCATACCAATGCAGTAGTATCTTGATTACCTATACCACATATATTTTTGTTAGCAGATGAATTTTTAACTTTTATATCTGAACATTTAATAGCGTTTTTAATCAGTCCAGACAATGTATCTGTGTCACATGTGGTATAATATATACATTTGCGTTTATGTCTAGTCAATGCAGTAACACATATGTGCTCATCGGCATATATGCGGTCAGCAGGAGAATAGGAAGTACGAACAATCATTATATTATCACTCTCATTACCTTGGTAAGATGCGATAGTATGAGAAGGAATACCAAGCTTAGAAAGTTCACTTTCAACAGTGTGAGTAAATACCAATACAGTAAATTTATCTGAATAATACGATAATATTTCCTGAACATTGCAAATTTTGACCAGCTCTAAGCTTCTAAGATGGTTGGAATACGTTAACAGAGGTTTGTCAAATTTAAATTGTCTATGACGTTCCAGATATATCTCGGATAAAGTTGATGCGACATCTAAAGGAATTCGGTATGATTTATTACGCACATCGGTAATACGGAACAAAGATAGTGGAGAATTATATGAAAACTTAAAATCACCAATTTGAGAATGAGATGGAATTTGACATGTGTCTCCGTACATGTATATCATTTTAGCTTTAGAATAATACGCTATAGCTAAAATCATGGCGGTATGAACCATCATGACTTCATCAACATAGACAATATTAGACTGTAGTTTCGTATCTTTAAGAACGTAACTATTTATAGTACGGTAATATGACAAATCCAACATATGTTTTGGCAAGTTTTTCTTTTTTAAAGTTCTTTCTATCAACACTTCTTTTCCAGCAATAGTGGGTGTCAATACCAAATCACCTGGTGTAGTATTTTTACTCAACTTGGCGGAATGTTTTGTACAAATTTCCTCAGTTTTTCCGTGCCCGGCAACACCTTGATACAGTTGGAAATTTACAGATGTTAATTCATTCACATCAATATTTCGTAACATGTGAATAATGTTATCGTTGAATAATCTGTATGTGAAGTCTCCAACTATATAGTGTTTGCTAGGGTCTATTTCAGAAATGGGTACAAATGTCTTTCCATCATAACCATGTGAATAATTAGGTTTACATTTATCGTGTCGAATCAAATACTTGTCACCTTTTAATAAAGACATATTCTGGGCATCATTTATAAAATTAGCTATAATAACTTGATTTAGATTAAAGCTATGGTTTTCGAAGTTGCGATAATAAAATTGATAAGCATTTAAATTAATCGAGTTAAGTTTCTCTAAATAAGCCATATATTCAGCAATAGATTGTTGGTATTGGAACACTTTATCCTCGACGCCATCATCTGAATTTATATCAACATGAGTATATATAGTGTATAAATTATTCGGATAATTCAGTAACAGCGACTTTATTGCGGGATATAATGACTCATCTTTCAAAAACATTATGTTAATTGAATAACGCAACTTAAGATTACTCATAGTTTGTAATATATAACTAATATTAGACAACGTAGTTAAATTATTTGAATGATGCAAGTTAACGTTCAACCTCATATTATTGTTATCTATAGAAAAATCTTGATACTCCATAGAACCGTCCGGTTTTATTGATGGTACTTTATTTTCAGTGATACGAATTTGTACGTCAGCAATGTTTTCTTCCAAAGTATTCATAACCACCATTCCAGGTTCGTGACACTCACAAAAGTCCAAAACACGACTATGTTGCTGAAATACGAAATTAAAAGTGTTGTGTTCGTGGATACTATCTACAGGTTCATCCAATATTTCTTTTTCAGTGGGAGCGGATGGAAGCTGTACAGTAGTACTCACAGGAGTAATTTCAGGAACAATTTTCGGTTTTACGGCATCAGTGGGCGCACGATAATGATAAAATATGGGAAACGGAAATGGGATATGATTAGCTGAACTATTATTCAAAGAATCGTACAAATTTCGGTACCAAACATAATTAGCACAGTTCTTTAACTCTTCATAATTTATATCATTAACATAATCTTTTTTATAGTTCATAAGAATTAGATAGTACTCTGAGGAAACCTTGCAAGAAGTGTGAGGTTTACACATATACACTTCTGAGAAATGCTTAGATACACCAATGTATTCGGGTGCGATTTGACAAAATGTTTTAATAACCACATTACCACCGTTATTCAATACACTATCTACGAGACGAGAGGTATTAGTCAATATTTTTTGCATTTTGACAACATCTACCACATCATCAACGGTCATAACAGCGGCATCACACAGCAGTGTATCCACATTTACTTTCTCTTCAAAAGTTTCATCAAAGTACTTTACAATGTCCAAAATAGTGTTATAATCGGTAAGGTCACCATCATTGTTAATATTAACGTTATAACAATTTTTTTCTATTTCTATCGGAATGCTCATATCCAATCCATCAACATACGATGAATAGAATATTGGAGACTCAGGCATGTATTTTCGACACACCTGTAACCAACTACCAGGAGCAGCCGAGATATCAAAAATTTTTCCTTTAAGTATGTTATACGTTTCTACAATTTCTATTAATTTATAAGCGGAATGACAAACATAAGTTTTTTGATTTTTGTTCGATTCAATGGAATATTTGAAGCTGTTGAATTTACATTCTTTTCGCTGGATCATAGTTTTTCCTAAATATTGATTTAGTAAGGAAATCACTTTGTGTTCGGGAATCTTTCTAAAATCACCAAATTCATTTTTGTCGACTGAAAACGTGTCATAGTTTATTTTCGCACGTAAATACGAACAATGTCCATTGGTAATTTCAAAATGATAAGTGAGTGATGATCCAACATTAAGAATTTTATGATAGTTGCAATCCATATGGACGCATATATTAATGTTAAATTCATTAGCTATTAATTTAAACAAATCCATATCGGAATTTCCGTTTTTTATCTGATTTGTAACGCTAACACGGGTAGCGTAATCCAAGGAATCTAAATGTTGCGAACTTAATAATTTACCTTCCAGATTATCAACTGTAGTAGACAAAGCTGTAGCAACAGCATAATGTACACATTTTCCATTAATGTATGTGTTTTCAACCAAAACTAAAGTTTCAGTACACACACAGTCAACGAATTCTTTTTCATCAGCGTTGACCAAATCCAATTGTAATTGTTCTCTTAATACGTTCATAGTTTCATCTCTAAGAGATTTATGCATCGGATCTAAGGAATAAGGTACATTAGTGATTAAATTCTTGATGATATCTACATCTTCGTCTAAATTAACAATACGAGTAATGGGATAAAATTTTACACGGTACTTACCTTTACACATAAACATTCGTTTAATCCATTGCAAAATATTATCAGAATATTTTTGTTTCACTTCATTATGTAATGTATTTTCCAAATTGGTAGTCACGTCATCAAAATTTTTTTCTTGTATCGAGTCAACAAAACGCGCACCAGTCAAGCGTTGTTTAAAATCGCTAAATATAGATTTAATCTTGTTAATAAAATTAGGATGTCTTTGCATATCAATGTCGTTTTGCAACTTATGCAACGTCTTCGACATGTCATACTTATTGCAATAAGCAATAAAATAAGTTGCATAAGCTATTTTTTCTACGACATCTATAGACATTTCAAACGGTTCACTAACGTGAGTACCATTAACAACAACGCGATTGGCCATAGTTGACGCCATAATTACTGAATTTTGCACAGTGAATTTACCTTCAGGTAAAGTAATTAAATAAAAATACAATTTTTCAAAAAATTTTACTGGAACTACCAATCTTTTGGGAATGAGATGATGATAAAAATACTCCGACGGGTCAGTTTGCATTTCGTAAAAATGAACTATAATTTTTGATTCGTCAGAATATGGAATACTACGTACTATACTACATTGGGGAATATTATGTTGCGGTTTTAATACATTAAAAAATAACAAACCGTCAATTTCTTCCAATCTTTGAATAATATATGATTGTTTTCTGTTAGAAGTAGTAATGATAGTACATTTTAAAACGGACAAATAAGTTTGTAATTCGTGTACATATGAATTTTGATAATCATTTTCAAACCAAAACTGAATATATGTAATTTTATTTTTTATAAAAACTTTCCAATACAAACCGTTATCGGAGCCCGAATATAAATTTGATAATATAGTTTTTGAATAATGGATAAAACCAACACCTTTTATGGCGTTTGCGGCATACATTATGTCAGCCATAACACTGGAATTACAATTATAAGCTGAATGGGCAAAAACTACATATTTGGCTCTAATATTACAATGTTGCGAAAGATTTTGACAACGGTGGAGAGGAGAATAATTATAAAAATGTTTAGCCATAGAAACCTTAATTGAATCTGTTTCACAATGAATAATATTGGCTAAAGAATTACATGTATTGGTATTTCTTATAGCGTCATCCAAATCCATAATAGGAGTACACGCATGAACTTTTGTACGTTTATACTTAATTAACTTAACTATACTAGCACCTACCTCTTTAACAAGCATATCATAATTATTAGGTATAGATTCTTGTTCCAAATTTAAAAGATCGTAACATCTGAATGTAGCTATTTCATTTAATGATCTGAAGTACATGTGAGCACCTATGTCCTTTGGATTATTTGAAAATACTAATTTGTATGGTGGCATCCAAAAGTCAGACAATCTTTTCTTTTCCTTATCACTAAGTTTTTGATTAATATATATAATTTTACTTAAACTATTGTAATTATTAATTTTTTGGTTCACTGAATTCAAAAAATGATGTTCAACTTGTGTAGCTAAAGTTGAAGAATTCGTGAGCATACGACGACCCAAAAGTTCTTTTGTTTCTTCGTAATCTATATTAAACTTATCCGCGAATAAACCAGCGCATAGCGAAGTTGTTAATTCCGAATTGGAATCGATGGCCGGGTAATATGCCATAATATAGCCTGGATAAATGACTAATCTGTTTTCGTAGGTAAGACGAAAATTCGATTCTAATAGTTTATTCACGGAACAATACAGGTGTTATTTTGTATTGCAATATTTGTTTATTCCCG